TAGGAAGTGTATCAGGGTCAGTGCCTAGTCTCAGTTCAATACCGGGAGTAGGCGCAGTAACCGGAGCAATAAGTAGTGCCACAGCAGCAGTCAATGACCCGTCAGCAGTTGTAGCTTCGGCCGCAAGCGAAGTGGGCTCAGCATACGGAGGAAAAGCAAATGGCTGATATTCCAACATCTTTGACACAGGCAGTTAGCACTGTGAAAACCGCAGCAGCATCGCTAACTAGCGGGGTAAGCGCCCTGCCAGGAGGAATGAGTGCTATTGCATCCGTAGTTAACAATGCATCCGGCGCACTGAACGCTATACCGGGAGTAGGTGCTATCGCCGGAGCATTAGGATCGGTCGGGGCGTTGGTCGGAGCAGCAACCAATGGACTAGACATTTTAAAGGCAGGCGGAGCAAGTCTATCAGCACTGGCGACAACTGGCTTATCGCCAGCAGCGGCCGCCCAAATGAACTCTGCAATCGCCGCACTAAGTTCAGGTGGCGCAGTCCCCATTAAACTACCTACCGTGGCAACAGGAACATTTGATCGTGGTGAAATGGCGTCACAGATGGCGTCTGTATTCGGCAGCACTAAAATACCTGCTCCGAACTTTTCGGGGGTAATCTCAGCCGGGGCCAAATCATCGTATGATACACAAATAGCTGATCTTAAAGCATTAATCGCAAAAAAGTCTGCAATCACAGACGAAACATTAGCACTAACTCAAAAATTTAAAGAGTCTAAAGCAAAGTTAGCTGACGTTACCAATAACTACCCACAAGGTGATCCTCAAATAGCTGTGGTTATGGCCGAGCGCGATTCTTTGTTGACCCAGATTAGTGCTAAAATGGCCGAGTATGACAAGTTAAAATAAGATAAATATAGTATGCCCAACTACATCGGATTCTCTACTATCAATGCTAACAAGCCTCGTTCTACTAATCTAAACCCGGGTAAGTCGGGCGGAACTGGTAGCATGGTGCAGCCAATCGTATATGGTAAGAAGTTTAGACTCGTTGATGAAAAGCTTGTTATTCAGGACTTTATCAACGCACTGAACATTCAACAAGGGCAGAAAGTTGGCAATCCGGGCTATGGCACCTCACTCTGGTCATTCGTATTCGAACCAAATACGACTGATGTTCGCTTTCAATTAGAGACTGAAATCAGACGAGTTGCCGGTCAAGATCCTCGTATGCTTCTCAATTCAGTGCAGACTTATCCTCAGGAAAACGGCATTCTTATTGAAATTGAGATGGCAGTAACCCCGTTCAACAACGCGCAAACTCTCAACGTATTCTTCAGCAACGCCTCAGGCAGAGCAATTATTCAATAAACGGAATATTTTGACAGGTGTATTCAAAAACACCCGGATTAGGTTAGTATAAATACATAAAAGGATTTATGTATGGCTACCTCATCAAGACAAAGTTCACTTTTCGGTGTCAATGACTGGAAGGCCCTGTACCAAACATTCCGTGAAGCGGATTTTAAATCGTATGATTATGAAACATTACGAAAGAGTTTCATCGACTACCTTCGATCTTACTATCCAGAAACGTATAACGACTACATCGAAAGCTCAGAGTTTATCGCCTTAATGGACGTGATGGCGTTCATGGGTCAAGGTCTTGCTTTCAGAAACGATCTGAATACACGTGAGAACTTCATTGACACAGCAGAACGTAGAGACTCCGTTGTAAAACTTGCTAATCTTGTCAGCTATGTCGCTAAGAGAAACCTAGCAGGTCAAGGCTATCTCAAAGTGACAAGTATTCAGACTACACAGAACATCACAGACCTGAACGGTTACAACCTGTCTAACTTAAACGTTCTTTGGAACGATCCTGCCAACGCAAACTGGCTTGAACAATACAACACAATCATCAACGCTGCGCTGATCAACACACAACGCGTGGGTCGCCCGGGTAATTCAGCACAGATTTTAGGTATCAAGACAGACGAATACGCGCTGCAAATACCTCAGACTAACTTCCCAGTCGTGGCATTCTCGTCAACAGTAGACGACGGAGCTATGAACTTTGAATTAGTAAGTACGACCAGCGTAGGTACCGACTACATTTATGAGATTCCGCCGGGCCCAACTAGCAGATTTAACATGTTGTATCGCAACGATAAGTTGGGATACGGCAGTCCCAACACAGGATTCTTCTTCTACTTCAAACAAGGTCAGTTGCAGAACTATGACTTCAATTTGGCGCAACAAATATCTAATCAAGTAGTCGGTGTGGGCGAGATCCAAGGTGTCAATAACTCTGATACTTGGTTGTATCAACTATCAGCTTCTAACGGTTTACCTACTCTATGGAATCAAGTGGAGAATGTATACGCTGATGCATATCTACAAACAACTTCAGGTAGTCGTAAAATATTCGCCACAGTATCCGGCTTCAATGATCAAGTAAGCTACACGTTTGGTGACGGCGTATTCTCGGAGATTCCAGTCGGAACTTTCAGAGCATATGTTCGCGCCGGCAACGCGCTGACCTACACTATCGATCCTACAGAGATGCAGGGTGTCAGTGTTTCGATACCATACACCAGTCGTTCAGGACGAGCAGAAACATTGACAATGACACTGGATCTTCAGGTTCCAGTATCTAACGCGCAAGCAAGAGAGACCCTGGCCAGCATTAAGCAACGCGCTCCGACTCGTTACTATACACAGAACAGAATGGTTAATGGCGAAGATTACAATAACTTCCCGTACACGCTGTACAGTTCGATTATCAAGAGCAAGGCGATCAATCGTAGCTCAGTTGGTGTTTCTCGTAACCTTGACTTGCTTGACCCTACCGGCAAGTATTCAAGCACGAACTCGTTTGCAGCAGATGGCGCCCTGTACCAAGACGATACCAACGGCAACGTGCTAGAAACTATCACCAGTTCTGGAAACATCATCACGTTCCTTACTGATACTCTTGCTGCTATTCTTGCTGGCAGCAGAGCAGCACAATACTATTCGCAAAACTACACGCGCTATCCTGTGAACACTGCATCAGGTGATGGCACTGTATACTGGCAGGGCAGCACAGTTGATGCGAATAGCCTTACGGGATACTTCTTCAACTTAGTTGGTTCAGCGAATACTCCGATAGCTACTGGTACATATTCTACTCATAACGCGAAGTATATTACCAATGGAGCGATGATTAAATTCACTGCTCCGCCCGGCTATTACTTCGACACTAATAACAGACTGGTGTCTGGTATCGCCGGACCGTCTAATACAACTTACATATGGACTAATGTGTTAAATGTTATAGGTGATGGGTATAATAATGCTCTTGGTGCATTTGCTAATGGAACAGGTCCAATCACACTTAATGGATTTGTTCCTACTCGCGCAATACTAACTACTATTATTCCTGCGTTTGATAATTCACTGCCTAACTCAGTAATCCAAGAATGTATCATCCGAATGGAATTACAACAAAGTTTCTCTCTGGTGTTTGACAACTCATTAACCATCGCACAAGACCGCTGGAGTATTTCTACTTATGATGTCCCGGGCTTCTTTGTTAATCTATTAAGCTTGGGTGGCAACAGATATTCCGTATCATACCAATCCCTGGCATATTACTTTGGAAGTGTAGCTGACACCCGATTTTCGTTCGAAACAGGAAAGTTGGTATATGATCCGCTGTCTGGTAAGATATTGCAAGACTTCACTAATGTCCTCACTAGTAATACGCAGCCAGGGTCTACTTATCCGATGTCAAGAGATATTAAGGTGTCCATCATAGGACAGACCGTAGAATCAGACGGTTATGTTAATGATTTTGAAGTCGAAGTGGCAAGTATAGATGTGAACAACAGAACACTCATTCAGAACCCTGATTTCTTCGAGGAAGTAACGGGGTATGTAACTGGTAAAACTAACATTGGCATTTACGCTTTCTTTGAACTAGTTGAAGATGCAGTTAATCTGTCAAGATATCAGCTTATTGCATCGTCACTTGTGTCGTATCAATACCCAAACATCACTCAAATAGAAGTTGTGAAGTATGAGTATCCGCTTGGTCA